TTAGGAAGATCGCCGTCGGCGCCGTTCGGTGACAAGATCGGTGACAGTCGCCAAGTTCCCGGTGGCTGGGCGAGGTTGTTCGGATGGTCCGAAGATTCCCGCCTCCATGGCGGTTGCGGCTCGCCGTGTCAGCTCGACTCCGACATCTTGGTAGCCGCGGGTAGTGCGGATATCCGCGTGCCCCAGGACTTCCTGGATGATGGAGATGTCGACGCCGAGGTCGAGCAGGGCGGTTGCTGCCGAGTGCCGCATCACGTGCACCCGGGCATCCGAGACGCCGGCCTCCTGAAGGACGACCTTCCACTCCGCCCAGTCCACGCGTGGGTCGATTGGCTGACCATCGGGACGGCAGAAGACGAGATCATTTGCTTTCCACCACGTACCGGCTTCCCGCATCTCCGCTCTTTGCGACTGTTGGTGTTCGCGCAAGAGCTGAGCCACCCCCGGCGGTAGCGCGACGACGCGAGGGTGCGGACGACGCCGCCAGCCTTTCGGGCGGGTAATGACGAGCCCGCCGTCCTGACGTAGGGGGCATGTTGAGGCGTGGTCCTCGCAATCACGTGGGCATGGCGGTGGGCAGCCGCGCTTGCCTCTGTGTCGCTTGCATCCGGCAGGGCATGGCTCGAATCGGTGTAGGCCCCGTGGGTTCTTCGCACGCGGTCGGGCGCCGCAAGCGTGCGCGTCGTCACAGCCGTGTCGCCAGGTTAGGCGCTGTAGCTGCCATTGGATCGTGACGACTTCGTTGTTCAGGTCCAAGTCGGGCCAGCGCAGACCGAGGGTTTCGCCCTGCCTAGGGCCTATCGCCAGTCCGAGGAACCAGCGGGCGCCGTTGCGGCGTTGCCGGGCCACGTCAAGTACAGCCCGCGCGTCCCCGCGTGACAGGGATTCCCGAGCCGACCGGGGCGCTCCAGGTGGGTCCATCAACTTCGCCACGTTTCGGGTAACCCGACCACGCCGTAGCGCGATCTCAAGGCCCCGCCGAATCACTGCGTGGGTTTTCAGAACGTGGCCTTCTGAGCAGGGCGGCTTTTTGGAGTACATCGCCTTGTAAAGGCGGTCAAGATCTTCGGTCTCCAGGGCGTCGACCAGTATCCCGCCGAGGTGTGGAAAGACCCAGTTTTGGCACCGTGACCAGTAGTCGTCCAGACTTCGCCGCGCCAGCGCCTTCGCCCCGTAGGGGGCGATGTCCGTGAGCCAGGTCGTAAACCAGTCCTCGACTGTGGGAACTCGACCGACGCGTGGCTTGCGGCCCGCGTCGACCTCCTTGAGGAGCTTTCGCAGCTTGCTGCGTACGGCGACTTCTGTCTTGCCGGAGCGGTGTCGGCGGTCGAGCGTGCCATTGGCTTTGTGTCCGACAGTGACCTTGGCGTGGTAGAGCCCATCGGGCCCGAGTGTGACTGGCACCTCCCGCCAGCTAACGATCTCTATGTCAATCACCGCCCTCATGGCGGCGTCGTGCCAGGTAGCGAATCATTGCGCGGATCTCCTGTTTCTCGGCTTCGGAGACGTGGGGATCGCGTAGTCGACGGGCGACCTCCCGCATGTCGGGCTCCAGGGCCAAGGGCTCTGCTGGCTGGGGTCGTCCCGCCTCCTCTGCCCAGCCGAGCAGCCGGTAGGCGACCTCGACAGGGACATCGAGCCCTTCACAGAAGCTCCGCACCTGGCTGGCGCGCGGGTCTTTCGTCCAGTCGCCACTGCGCCATCGGTAGATGGTTGCCGAGCTGACGTTCGTAGCCTTGACGATGTCCTCAATCGTCATGCCGCGCTCGCGGGCTTCCTTGAGCACCCGACTGACGAAGTGACCGAACTTTGCAGCTCTGACCTGCACGGACGCTGACATGCGCAGACGGTACTTCCCGTGATCGGGAAGACCTTCTTGCCCATGGAAATATTCTCGGTCTCGACGATGCCTCGGTGTGGTCAGCCGACGCAAGGGTCGACGCGAGGTGTGGTTGCCCAGCAGGGCTGAACTGCTCTGCATGGCTTGACCATAGATGACTACTAGATCAACAGATACTGGCCGAAAGTATGAGTTCTTCCCGGTGTCGGGAATCCATGAGAGCCGGTAACGTCTCTCTCGTGTTCGAGAGAGAGTTCTTGAAGATTCACGAAGTCGGGAATCGCGAGCGAGACCTGTACCCCGTAAACGAGGTGGCCTACCGGCTGGGGATCACCGCCCGGAAGGTATGGCTGCTCATCAGCGACGGCCGGATCCGTACCAAGCGCCTCGACGGCCGCCGCCTGGTACCCGCTGACGCACTGGCTGAGTTCATCGCGGGACTACCCGACGGTGAGGACTCAAAAGCGAGCGCGGCATGACGCACCCAGGAGGCGGATCTGGCGGCACTGGACCCGGTGGCGGTGCGGGCACGGGCCCCGGCCGCGTCGCGACCTTTGAATTCGGTGACCTGCCGTTGCGGACGGTCACGGTTGGCGGCGATCCGTGGTTCGTCGCTGTCGACGTGTGTAGGGCACTGGAGATCGGCAACCCGCGCCAAGCGGTGAGCTACCTCGACGACGACGAGGTGCGGCAGGCACCCGTCACTACTGATGACGGGTCGGGCCGGGTGCTCATGACGAACGTCGTCAGCGAGGCCGGGCTGTACTCACTGATCCTCCGTAGTCGCAAGCCGGAGGCGAAGGCATTCAAGCGCTGGGTGACTCACGACGTGTTGCCCGCGATCCGCCGCACCGGTAGCTACACGGCCCCGGCCGCCGAGCTTGACGAGCTGGAGGTGGCCCGCCGGTATGTGCAGGCCCTCGAAGCAAAGGCCTCGGTCGAGGCGGAGCTTGCGGAGGCCGCCCCGAAAGCCCAGTCGTGGGATGTTCTCGCGGCGGCCGACGGTGACTGGTCTGTGCGGGACGCCGCCAAGGTGCTATCGCGCGATCCGGTGATCTCGGTTGGTGAGCGGCGCCTGTTCGCGGTCCTTGCTGAGCAGCAGTGGACCTACCGCCAGCGTGCTGATGGCCGTTGGCGGCCGTACCAGCGGGCGATCGAGTCGGGCTGGCTGTCGGAGTTGCCGGCCAGCCACTACCACCCGCGTACCGGTGAGCTGGTGCTGGATCCGCCTCAGGTGCGGGTCACCACCCGGGGCCTGCACCTGTTGCACCGCCGACTGGGTGGTGTGCAGCCGCTGCGGACGCATGAGCAGACGGCGCTGATCGCATGACCACCGTCGCCCTTATCGCCCGCGCGGTCGCCCAGATCGCGGCCGGCCTGTTCCTGGTCGCCGTCGGTCTCACCGCACCACCCGCACCGCCGGCCCCGGAACCGGAGCCGCGGTGGATGCGGCCAGCGACTCCCGCCGAGGAGCGGGAGTGGCAACGGCAGCAATTGATCGACCTCATTGACGAGGCGCGCACCAGTAAGTGAGCCCCCCGCCGCAGCCACGGCGAAGGGCTCGACACCCGGACCAGAACCTGATCAACGAAGGAGTCCAGATGCACACCGATCGTACCGACACCATCGACCGGCCCGGCTGCGCCGCCGCCGCGGCTGGCGTCTACTGCTCGCCGCGCTGCTTCCACAGCCGCGGCCGGGACTGTGAGAACCCGTTGTTACCTACCACGACCTACTCCTACTCCTGCGACGGCTGCGGCCGGACCTTCGCCCAGCCGCCGCAGATGTGGAAAGACCGGTGCGGCTGGTGCCAGTGGGGCACCCCGGACGGATTGCCGCCCGTGTGCCGGCACTGCGGGCTGGCGACCGGCACCACGGACCCGTGTTGCTCCGCCTCACTCGGTCTGTCCGACGATACCGAGGCCGCTGAGCCGGACTACTGGCAGTCCCTGGCCGCGGACCTGCGTCGGTCGGCTGACCGGGTGGCCTCTCTCGCCGGCACGCCGGCCCCCGAGGTGAGCGCGAGCCTGTACCTGCATGTCGGGCTGTACGTGGAGGAGGGGCACGAGGAGCGCCGGCCCGTTGTGGAGACGGTCGCTGCGGCGTTTGACGCCCCACCCGCACTGCGGGCCGAGGTGGCGGCGCTGCGCGCCCAGCTCGCGTCCGAGGTGGTCATGTCGGAGGTGCCCAAATGAGCGCCCCGACCTGGCCGCCCGCGGCCGCCGCCGCCGAGATCACCGTCCCGGACCTGGGCTGCGGGCACCTGCCCGGGGAGAGCTGCGACGACTCCTGCAGCTACTGGCGGGGGGTGTCGGCCGGCGAGTACCCGCCGCCGGAGGCCTACATGGAGCCGGTGACGCTGCCGCCGCACTGCCCCGGCCTGGTGCCGCTGACTGATCCGGCGCTGCGGGAGGTGGTCTGAGATGGCACGTCACGAGCAGACCCACTCCGGCCCCGGGGTGTGCCCCGGCTGCCTGACGGTCCCCGGCCGTACCCATGGCCCGGCGTGTCCGGCGGTGGAGGGTGCCCGGCACGCTGCCGCGCCGCACGCGGACACCGTCCGGATCGTCTCTGCCCTGCTGGTCGGGGTGCCCCTCGGTGCCGCCATCTACCTCCTGGCCGCCCTGCTGATCTGGAGCCTGACGTGACCACTGACGACATCGTGCGGGAGCTGGCCGCCGCCCTGGACGCGGCCGACGCCGAGCGGGCCCGCCTCCAGGACGAGCTGGACACCACGACGGCTGCCTACGAGCGGCGTACCCGGCAGACACACCAGTGGCGGGACCTGGCCCGCGGGCTCGGCGACGACCTGCGGCAGGCCCACGCCGACCGGGACCAGGCGATCAGCACCAGCCAGCGGCTGGAAAGTCCTGGGCCTGCGCCCAGTTCAGCACCAGCTCTCGAATTGGTCAGATGTACTGGATCGACCTCGGGGAGGGCGCTGCCGACGAGTACGGCGCTATCCCGGGCGCGGACTACCTCGTCGTCGAGCATGACGGCACCTGGCGGCAGATCCAGGAGTCTGTCGAGGCGGTCAAGGCCGAAGCCCAGCACGCGGCCGACGCCGACGAGCCACCGGTGGTACTGGTCATCGACTCGATGACCGCTGAGTGGGACATGCTCAAGGACTGGGCGTCTGACAAGGCCCGCCGGCGGCACAACGCCAAGGCCAAGAAGTACAACCGGCCGCAGCTGCCCGCCGACGACGAGCCGACCATCTCCATGGACTTGTGGAACGAGGCCGGCGCCCGTCATCGCAGGCTGATGACCACGTTGATGACCTTCCCGGGCATCGTCGTGGTGACCGCGCGCGGTAAGGAGGTCGCCGCGCTCGATGAGGCCGGAAGGCCGATCGAGCGGCAGCGTGACTACCGGGTCGAGGGTCACAAGACGATCGGGTTCGACGTGTCGTGCTGGATCCGTCTGGACCGGTCCAAGCCGGGAACGGTGATCGGTGTCCGGTCGGCGCACGTCGGGATCCGGCCCGGCTACGACCAGCCGCTGGAGTTGGCCGCCGACTGGTCGATCGAGCACATCGTGTTCGACACGCTGCGATGCTCGCCGGTCGAGGCGCACACCCGGGACCTGGTCGCGTTGCAGCCGGCCGAACCGGATACCGACGACCAGCCCGGTCTGCCTGCCGCGTTGTCGGCCGCCGCTACCGGCCTGCTCGACGACCTGGGGCAGGCCGTGGATGAGGCCGGGCTGCGCCGAGTGTGGCGGGCCGCCGGCCAGGCGCAGAAGGACGGCCGAATCAGCCCAGCCGAAGGCGCCCATTTCGAGGCCCGCTGGAAGGCCCGCAAGGACGAACTGTTCCCGCCTGAGCAGACCGAGATGGAGATGGCCGGATGAACCGCACCGAACGCGTCCAGGAAGTCCTACGCCTCGAGGGCCTCGCCGACGCCGCGAGGAAACGCGCCGCCGCGCACCGCGGTGTCCTCGACACCGAGGCCCGCGCCGAGCTGGAGCAGCACGGCACCGCCCCGTCGTGGCGGCTACCCGACATCGGCACCGTAGCCCTGGCCGTGTCAAAAGAGGCCCCCGTGGTCTGCGACCTTGCCGCGCTGACGCGGTGGTGCCTCGTGCGCTACCCGTCCGAGGTGGAGACGGTCCCGCAACTGCGGGCAGGGTTCCCGGCCGCCCTGGCGCAGCGGGTGGTGTGTGAAGGAGACGTGGTCGTTGACCCCCGCACGGGAGAGATCGTGCCGGGGATGACGGTCCGCCCCGGCGGGGTACCTCAAACGCTGTCGATCCGCGCGTCTCGGGATGCCCGGACGGTGTACGCCGCTGCTGCCGAGCAGCTCCTGGAAGGACTGGCGCTGGTCGCGGCGGAGGTACCAGGCCACCTGGACCCTGCCGACGTCCCGGACGGTGACCAGTGAGCCACGGGGATCCGTACTACGGCGGCGCCGTCGAGGTGGAGCACGTGTGGGTCCGCCCGCCGTCGCCTGACTGCGACGCCTGCGGATGCTGCACCGCTGCGCTGTGCGCTACCGCCGCCGAGCGTGGCCTGCCGTGCTGGGCGCTGGTGTCCGCCGGGCCCGCGGTGATGGACGTCAGCAGGTGCCCGTGCGCCCCGATGACCCGCGCGGGTCGGCCGTGACCCGCGACCAGGGCGCCGCCCGAGGCGGTCCGGTGCGGGAGCCGGGCCGGTGCGCATGCGGGCACCTGGAGCCACTACACACGCTGCGGGCGGGCCGCCGCCGTGGTGGCTGCTCGTCGTCGACGTGCGGGTGCGGCGGCTACGAGCCCGGGGCCGGTGTCATGCCGGCCCCGGCCGGGCCGCCCCGCCTCGTGCCGGACCTGGACGCCATGACCAGCCGGTACGCGGCCTACGCCGACGCCCGCGACAACGGCCGGCAGCCAGACGCAGCCCTGCTCGCCGCCGCCGTCGCCGACGACGTACCCGCCTGGCGTCACGAGGTACACCGCCTCGAGACGCTACGGCAGGAACTGGCCGCCGAACTGGACCGGGTCCACGACAGGCGCGACCAGTGACCGGCCACCTGTACCGGGCCGTGTGGCCCATCCTCGACGACACCCGCACCCGCTCCGCGCTCATCGCCGAGGCGTCCGCCGGCCTCGACGCCATGGCCCGCACCGACGGCGCCCGCATCACCGGACCAGCAACCTGGACGGTCACCGGGGACCGGCTCGTGTGCGAGGCGCCAGCCCAACCCCTGTCAGCCGACGAGCCGGTGGACGTCGACGGGCTGGCCGACAACGACACAGCCGTACTCCGCCTCGCCGGCCTGCACTGGTCACACCGCCAGATCGCCGCCACAACCGGCATCCCCGCGTCCACGGTCCGCGGCATCATCGCCCGCCACGCACGCCCCGAGGAGGCGCACGTATGAGCAATGATCTTCCACCCGCCGACGTCGTGACGGATGCCGCCCGTCACTGCCAAACGGGCGGTCTGCCCGAGCGGATCGCCCGGCCGCTCGCCGACCTGTTGGGCAACGTCGCCGACGCGATGCGCGACGACGACGCCGAGGAACGCCACCACCCGAACAACATCCCGGCGGCGCGATGGCTCGTGCACCACGGTTGGGATCCACACCTACGGGCCGCGCGGGTCGACTGGACGGACGCTCTGCGGTTGTCCCGCGCCGTGCTGGGCCACCCGGACCCCAACACCCCCTGACCGGTTGGGCCGGCCCCGGGGGCGGGGCCGGCTCAACCACCCCGCACAGCCCAGCACCACCACGTAGATAGGACGTCGAGGATCGATGAGTGTCCGGGTAATGACCTGGGTGTGGGACCACTCACAGTCGACCAAAACTGACCGCCTGGTCCTGCTCGCTATCGCCGACTGCGCCAGCGACGACGGCAGTAACGCCTACCCGAGCGTGGCCGAACTGGTCCGTAAGACCGGGCTGACCGACCGGGGTGTGCAGAAGTCCATCGCCCGCCTGGTCGAGCTCGGCGAGTTGGTTGTGGGTCGCAACAGTGGCCCGAAGGGCTGTAACCGGTACCGCGTCGTCATGCCTACCCCCGAACACGGTTCACCCCCGAACAGCGTTCACCCCCCGAACGGTGTTCCCCCGAACACGGTTCACCCCCCCGAACACGGTTCACCCCTACCCCCGAACACGGTTCGGGTCACCCCCGAACACGGTTCACCCGGAACCGTCCTTGAACCGTCAATAGAACCGTCAGTAGAACCTTCTCCTTCGTCGGGTGCGACGAAAGACGTCGCGATCCCCGACCGCATCGACGTCGAGCAGATCTGCCGACACCTCGCCGACCGCATCGAAGCCAACGGCTCCAAACGCCCCACGATCACCAAAGCGTGGCGCGACGCCGCCCGACGACTCATCGACCGCGACGGCCGCACCGTCGACCAGATCACCCGCTGCATCGACTGGTGCCAAGACGACCCGTTCTGGCGCTCCAACATCCTCTCGATGCCCAAACTCCGCGAAAAGTACGACCAGCTACGCCTCACCGCCCAGCGCAGCCAGGCCACCCGACCATCCACTACCGACCAGCGGGTCAACGCCGCCCTCGAGCTCGCTGCCCGCTACGCCGCCGAGGAGGCGTCATGACCAAAGCCCAGGTAGCGCTCATCCTCGCCGCCGCCGCAGCCCGCGACCTACGCACCGTCGGAGACGCCGACGTGCTCGCCTGGCACGAAGACCTTGGTGACATTACCTACCCGGAAGCCCGCGAAGCCCTCCGACGCCACTACCGCGACAGCACCGACCGGATCATGCCGGCCCACATCCGCCACCACACCCGCACCATCCGCGACGAACACCGCCGGCAGGTCGCCCACCAGGTCCGCGCCCTGCCATCCCGATACGAGGCCGACACCACCCGCGACGCACGGGCCGCCCGCGGCGCCGAACTGTGCCGACAGGCCATCGCCGCCGCGACCACACCAGCCGACAACGAGCCACCCGCGCCGCTGACGCCATCCGACGAGATCCGCCAGCGGGCACTGGACCGGGCCCACGCCGAACGAAAAGCCGGCCAGGTACCGGGGATGTCGTCCGCCGGCGACGTCCTGAACCAGATCGTCCGCCGCACGTCCGTCTGACCACCCCGCCGCCTGAGGAGACCCGCCATGACCACCCAGACGCACTGCACAGACACCACCCCCCACAATCCCCACCGCACCGACCACGGCGCATTCGGCGTACGCGACTGCCCAGGAGTCCCCACCCGCCTGCCCATCCACGGCGAGTGCCGCCACGACCACCACACCACTACCGCCCCTGACGATTGCCAGCAGGCGCTCGAAACCCTCACCGACGTGTGGGCAGCCCTCAACCGCGCCGGCTGCCACAGCCCCCTCGCCACCGCCGCGGAGCTGATCGACCAGCTAGCCGCGCAGCGCGACGCCGCTCTACGACTCGCCGACAGCCTCCGCCAGGACCTCTCCGACGCGGGTGACCTCATCGCCGAAATCCTCGGTTCCCCGACCGGCAGCGCGCACGACGTGGGGACCCTGATCCGCTACTGCGTCTACCCGGGATGCCCGCGCACCTACCGCGCAGATGTCGGCCCACAGGACCGGGGCTGGATGCGTCTGCGCGGCCTCACGGTGCTCTGCCCGGACCACAGCACCGCCGCCGGCCGCACGCAGGACACCGCGCCGCCCGCTGAGAGCCACGCACAGTCGCCTGTAGACCCCGGCGTGGATGATCCGATAGGCGGCACCCTCCCAACCGGTCGCAGCGGCGCTGTGGACCCCGAGGCGGGCCTACGGGCCGGCGGCACCCTCCCCAACGGTGGGACGGTCGTGCTCGGCCAAGACGACAGCGGATGCGTGATACCCCGATACGCCGCACAACTCCTCGCCGCCGACACGGCCGGCCGGGAGGGCTGGCCGGTGGTCATCCTCAGCGTCGTCTGCCGCGCCGCCGACCACGAGGCCTCCGAGGCACGGACCGCCGGCTACGGCGGACTTGACCTCGCCGCCGACGCCCGCCAGCCCGATCCCTACCGCAGCAGCCGATGAACTACCTCTCGCTGTTCAGCGGCATCGGTGGCCTGGACCTCGGATTGGACCGCGCCGGCATGCGCGCCGTGGGCCAGGTCGAGCGCGACCCGTTCTGCCGCACTGTCCTCGATCGACACTGGCCGGAGGTACCCAAACATGACGACGTCCGTAGCGCCCCCACCTGGTGGCAGTCCCGGCCCCGTCCCGTTGTTCACCTGGTCGCCGGAGGTTTCCCCTGCCAGCCGGTCAGCGACGCCGGCCGCAAACTGGCGCAGGAAGACGACCGCTGGCTCTGGCCCGAAATGGCCGCAGTCATCGACGCCATCCGCCCGACCTGGGTCATCGCAGAAAACGTGCCCGGTCTGCGAACACGCGGCCTCGCCACTGTTCTCCGTGACCTTGACCGGCTCGGATACCGAGCCCGCGCCGGCTATGTCTCAGCTTGTGAGGTGGGCGCCCCACACCCACGCAACCGCCTGTTCATCCTGGCCCACACCCACGGCACGCGATGCGGACCGAGGAGCAGGATGCAACGAACCCGGCCGACCCCTGTCAGAACGGGTCGGTGGGCCGCCGAACCCGACGTGGGTCGAGTGGCTTATGGGGTTCCCGCCGGGGTGGACCGACGTCGAGCCCTCGGCAACGCCGTCGTCCCCGCCGTCGGCGAACACATCGGCCGCCTGATCATGGCCGCGGCGGCGTGCCCCCTGGAGGCCGCGCCGTGAGTAGCAGTTGGCGCGGCGGCAGCACCAGCGCCTGGCGGCGCACCCGCGCCCACGTCCTAGCTCTCGCCGCCGGCTACATCGGCCTGGTCATCGCCGCGAACCTCGCCACCGCCCGCAGGGAGGTGACCCGTGATCTACTACGCCACCGCCTCCACCACACGACACGCACCGATCGAACCCCACGCCGCACGCGCAGCACCGAACACGTCCAGCGCTACCTGTGGGAGGCCACGCCGTGACACCGCACCACCTGCACGCCACCACCGCCGCCTGGTCCATCCACACCGCCATGCAACAGCTGGGCGCGCTCGCCGCCGCCGAGGCCCGGCACCGAGGCGACACCCTCACCGCCGCCGCCCCGATCCTGCGTAGCCCCATCCACGGCACCATCCACGCCATCGGCGGACACGCCGACCCTGTCGCGACGCTGACCGCCGACCGGCCCCCACCGCTTGTGCAGACGTGGGCGCAGCGGATCCAACGCCTGCACGGCCGGCTGACGTGGCTCGCCGACATGTACCGACTCCCGCCCGGACCCGATCCGCTGGAGCGCATCCTCACCGCCCTACCCGCCCTCACCCTCCCACCCCGCGCCCTCGCCCTGCTCGCCCTCCACCTCGCCGACGAAGACGACCTGGCCCGCGGCTGGCTCAACCAGCCGCCCTACCGGCAGCGGATCCCCGGCGACTGCCCCGGATGCCGGCAACGCTCCCTGGAGGCGGCCACCGTCGGACCCGCCGCCACCCGCACCGTCGTCTGCGCCGCCGACTGCCGACACACCCCCGACTGCCGATGCCCCGGCGGCCTGGAGGGCGTACGACACATCTGGCCCTGGCATGTGGTGCTCGACGGCTCTAGTGATGGTTGATAGGGATGCCGCTCGTCTCCCTGACGCCCGCCGGGAACCTCAAGTTTTACTCAAATCAAAGATTTCGATATTTCGAGCGATTACCGTGTTGACCTGCCCCAATGCAAAGCGCCAGCTAAGTGCCCGAAAATGAGGGGCTGCAAACAATGCTCACTTCCCTGTACCGTTTCCCAAGTTCCACTCGTCCCCCAAGGGGAGGGCGAATTCAGTCGGTCGAAGCATTTGCCTCTACGAGTTCGGCGAATATCTCGGAGGGCTTCTTCCAATCATGGATCTTACGGGGTCGGTCGTTGATCTCGGAAGCCACCATCGCCAGATACTTCGAGTCGGACGTGATCGGGACACCCTTCGGGAAGTACTCACGCAGGATGCGGTTCAAATTTTCGTTGCTGCCGCGCTGCCAGGGCGAGTGCGGACGAGCGAAGTAGACCGGCAGCCCCGCCGCGGTGATCCGGGCGTGGCCGGCCATCTCCGTCCCGCAGTCCCAGGTCAACGACTTGGCGATCTGCGGCGGCAG